GGTGCTGTAGCTTACAAAATCCAGAATGTTAATTTTAAGTTTGATTTTTAATTTGGAATCTCGACCAAAAAAAAGAAGACTCAAATGGTCTTCGAAATTTCTCATTATTGGTTTAACTGCTTTATTGTGCAGATACATCATGGCTTTTTCTAAATCAGACTTGATTAACGCTGTATATGTGTCCACATTTATACCCAAGAACTTACCTAAATCCTTTTTATAGACATTTAGATAAGCAAGCGTCTTTTCATCTTCTATGGGGCTTTTAAGCGTCTCAATTTTATATCCTTTCCCCAATGGAATCATTTTGACAGACCGAGATTCATCTATTTGTTCTAATTGATCAAGTATCTTATTAATCAACTTCGATTGTGCGCCATTCTGCGGGTTGATATGGGCATCTAATTGTAAAAGGAAGGCTAAGAGTCCACCTTTCTTGTATTTGTCTGTAAGGACCTTTTCTGCGCTTAAAACACCTTCTAAGGTTTCTTTTCCTAATTGCATTAATCCGACACCATTAAGATGGTTGGTACCGATATTTTTTATATGCCTAATCATAAAGTTAGGAATTTCTGAACCACCAATTTTAAAATGCCCAATGAGTCTGTCATCCAAGTCCGTATAAACATTGGTAGCTAGGTGCATTTGATTGCCATCCAGTATAGGAAATACTTCTCCTTGCAATAAATAAGTATTGGTCATGAGTTTCTTAAACTCGGAACCTGTTAAATAATTATTTGGATTCTGCAAAGTTTTTAAAACCGCATGGTTTTTAATTCCCTTGCCAGCTTCGTCCTCCACAACAAACTCAGCCAACATAATTTGATTACTGATATCTTGCATTAATTCGTAAACGTCACTGGACTCTAATATACTTTCATCATTCACATGTCTACCACCAAAACGAACAGAACTTGAATATATATCTTCTGTCCAGCCGCGCTTTTCTGCCTGTCGATATAAATAACTTGATATCCTATCCCTTAATCCCAAACAATCACCGCCTTTTAGGCCAAAAATAAAAGCCCTATATAAAGGGCTTTTCTAATCAATTTAAGTATTGTCATTACGATAATTTTCTATATGGTTATGAATCAATTTAATTAAATAGAAATAATCCTCACATAATCCATTATGATCTTCCATACTAGCATCTTCATGATAAGTACCCCATTGAATTGCATCATCTAATTCTTTTACAACTTTAGCGACATCACTATGAATAAGGTGGAACTTCTCATAAATTACAGGTCTAATTAAGTCTTGATAGGTGTTTATATCAAATTCATTATATGAACCACCAATATGAGAAACCAACAACTTTTCACCATCTATTTTTATTATTTGGTTATAGACGAGTAAAGTTTCAATTTCCTCTTTCCGTTTTTCTTTGTTTTGCTCTCTTGCTATCTCTTTAGATAATAAATCATGTTGAGATTTCCTTGTAAAATAGCCACCAATAAACGCACCACCTAGTCCTGACAAAACAGGTATCAGTTCTTTTAAAAAAGCCAAAACATCTTTCATGTATACCATCCTATCCAATTATAATTATTAAGATAATCATGCATTATATCTGGAAAGAAATACAAGCCAAAAATATACTTCATCTGTAAATATCATTTAGATACTCATCATAATCATCAGCCACCATTTCCTCGGCCATCATGTTCAATGTTTCTTTATGTCCAATCAACAAGGCAACAAAACCGTCTATGTGTTCTGATGACTTCCTCTTTGATGGAGCTTTGAGATTATTAATATTCGTTATGATCTTAGCGTTCTCTGCGCAAAAAATTAGTAAAGGATTATCAGTATAAATTCTATCTTGCAACAATAACATTTCAAAATCATCAAATGGCTCATTCATATGAGTTGGATACTGCGGCACCTCTGCAACAGTTACACCTAACATATCCCACTTCTCTACAAGTTTAGCTGCAAGTGCTGGATCATAATTTATTTGGACTAAATTAAAATTTTCAAAAACCCATTCTACATATTCATTTACCATATCTTCGTCAATGGTTTTACCTGGGCAAATCGTTACAAACCCTTTATCTGCTAATGCTCTATAAGGAACGTTTCTTTTTTGCTCTTTCTCTTCAATCCCAAACTCTGGCACGAAATACATTTGCTTCACTTTAAGTATAGGTTTACCCTCTTCATCGTAAGTTGGAATTTGAATTGATACGCAGGTTAAGTCAGTCCGTCTTGATAAATCCACACCAAGTACACAAGTTTCTCCTTGTATATCCCCTAACGACTTGATTAGCATTTTTTCTAATTGGTCCTTATCAAAATACGTTTCTGCGTAATTAACGAATACGTCCAAGTGCTTAGAAAGAAACTCCGCTTTATTGAAACTGTTTTGCTTAGCTTCTTTAAAGGCATTCTCTAGAAATTCCAAATTAACAGAAACGCCCATGTTCGGATTAACCATTATCCAAACTTTTTTATCTTCCCAATCATACTTTTTGTTAGGTTCATAAATCATAGCAAACCAGGAATCGTCATTATCCTTCTTGATCACTTCTTGTGCATAAGCATATATCTGAGAACCTAACGAACCGCTTTGCTTTCCTGCTGTAGAAGTAATGATGTTGAGTGGCTCATCTTGTGCAATCTGTGCAGAACGTAAGTTGTCATATTGTTCCCTATCCATTTGAGCATGGACTTCATCAAAATAGTTGATATACGGGTTTTTACCTTCGTTTCCTGCGTTGTCTTTTGTTAGGATTTTTAAAGTATTAGCGTATTTCATCCCATCTTCCACAAAAGTGTATTTAACAGAACGAACAGTATCTTCTTTTCCCTTATATATTCTCGTACCCGGTCTTAAATCTGGACTATTTTCAATTGTTAATGCAATTGGTATAGCTGCATTCTGACATTGGTCAAAGGTATTTGCAGAAATATAACAATCAGCACCCTTCACACCTTCTCCATACATGCCATAAATAACAGGAGAACCGCCCATAATGGTCTTTCCGTTCTTTTTCGGGACCTGTAAATAAGCCGTACGAATAACACGCACCGCTTTCCCATCAGCATTATATTTTTGCCACCCGTAAATGTTAGCAAAATAGAATTTTTGCCATAATTCCAAGATTAATGGCTGACCTGCCCATTTACCTTTAGCATGTTTTAAGAATGTCTCCGTAAAATAGAGCATGGCATTAGCTTTTTCTACATCAAACCAGATATCTTTACGTTTTTTCCATTTCTTATATCTTTTAATTACAGCTTGGACAGTATCAGGGATTAATTCAGGATTATTCTCGGCATACTTAACAAATTCATCCGCATAGTTTGTATCAAAATCAATCATCTGTTCATCCTCTGCCTAAATGCAACTAGTTTACTATTTTCTGTTGGTTCCTCTTTCGGCTTTTCTTTCTTTTCTTCTTCCTCTTTTGCCAAAAGTCTTCCGCTTTTCTTTATTAAATCTTTGTTTTTCCCATCTAGGCCAAGTTGACCAAGCAGCCTTGCTAATTCCCTGCGGTTCTTTTCATCATGGACACCATTTTCTTTTAGTTGAAAATACACTTCATATGCATCTAGGTATATTTCAATTAACAAATCAAGTGCAGATGAATAGGTTCCAGCTTCTACAAGAGAATTAATGACATGCTCTTTTTGTTCAGAACGAATATTACTCTTAACCTTTTTATTTTTTGTAGTACTGCGTTTCTTTTTTGTAGTACTACATTCCAAACCTTTTAAGGATTCATTCCACTTATCACGATTTTTCCAAGCAGATATAGTTTTCTCTAAAACTCCTAACTTTTCAGCAATGGCACGATTTGTAATATTTCCACCATGCTCTTTAAACAACTCTAATGATTTATCTCGATTCGGGTCTCTTTTCCTCGCCAAACTATCCACCTCCCTCATTTGTAGTATGAAAAATACCCCAAAAATTTTTTTGAGGTGCACGGAAAGAGCCTCCTACCCTATCCTCCAGGCATTTGTACGAAATGAATTTGGAGAGGGGGGCTATAAGTTCCAATTGAACTTTGGCTGCTTCTGCTTCTTATCTTCATTCTCCAAAACCATATGACATTTAGGACAAACGGTAATAACATTATCCTTATCTAATTTCAATGATGAATCTACCTGAATAGGAACCTTATGATGATGGTGTGCTTGTTTACCAAAAACGAACTTTCCACATCTAACGCAGCAGCCTTTATCCCTTTGATAACAGTCTGCTTTTAAATCCTTCCATGCTTGTGTCTTATAGAAGGACTGGTTCTTAGAATAGACTGGCTTCTCCTTTTTCTTTCGCCTATGGTCCTCACAGTACCTACCAGTAACTATTAGCTGTTTACACCCTTGCTCTCCACAGTACTTCATTCTGCATCATCAGCTGGCCAGTTCTCGAAGATGTGCTTAGCAATATCATCACGCTTTGTTACATCTTTAGGTATTTCAATTTCATGCTGCTCTGCAAGTAACTTAAGCTCTTTAATTGTCATTTCATTAAGCTGGTAATTTGTTTCCCCATCATTTACCCCATATGGAGTTGTATTCACAGGTTCACCATTAATTAAAGTACTATCCTTTCCTTTAGCAAGATCTACCCCATAAATCATTGAATTAGGATTCTCTGCCACTTCAAAGTCAGGCTTCTGTCCACGTGGTACCACAATAACTTTCTTATTCTCCGCATCCCAGTATTCATTACCTGTAACAGTTTTTCTTGTTTGAACAAACATCTTAAACATCTCCTTTTAAAAAATAAAAAACATTCCATTAGGAATGCCGTCTTTTGCCTTTTAAAAGACATATATATTATTTCTTTTCTTTTCTTTTCTTTTGTGTACTTATTGAAGACATAAACCATAGTTATTGCATACATGATGTGTACATAAACCGTAGTTAATGTTAACAATAACCCAAGTTATTGCATACAGAAACAATCCAGTTATTGTAAACAACTAAAAAATAACCGAAATCGAATGTTGATAGTATCTTAAAGATATTTGGAGAATGAGTGAGTTAATCTAAAATATTGTTAAACTTATTTAAAGTAAGTGATATCACTTACTAAAAGTAAATCTTTGATATAATAGCATTTTGATTTTTAACAATAATTATTATCCGTTTTTTCATGAAGGATTATTATTTGGAACATCCAACTCTTCGCACTGGTTAATCTCATCCAGCTCATCAGCCAATGCTGTAGCATGTTTAGCTATTGCTTTTAGCCTTGCTGAAAGATTGTTTGTATCTGCTGTTACATCAATTGTTAAACCCTTAACCATGTTCTTCACCCTTCTTTATTTTTTTATTTATAAACATCACGAATATATTCTTTATAAAATGGACAGGTTAATAAAGTGATGAAGATTTAATCTCTCTCACCCGTTGCTCACCCTAGACATACTCCAGTAATGTTGGTGAGCAACTTCCCTTTAATTCCTCAGCCTCTTTCTCTAAAATAAAAAGCACTCTAGAAGGAACCTCTTTTGCCTTTTGATTATATTTACAAACAAATAATTAAATGATATTATCCTTATAGTTCTTTTATAGGTCAAATTTGTACCGATAAACCTCCGATATCTCTCGGTGGTTTTTTTTTTATATTCTTTCTCCAAAATAAAAAGCACTCAATATGATTTATAATCGAGTGCAAATTCGGGAACTATTATTGGTTTTCTAATGCTTCATCTCTGTCTGCATAATGATCTAAACGTGCTTCTTCATACTGCATCTCTCCATACCATTCCAACATATCATTATGATATTCTTCGACAGTTTGTTCAAACCTTGCTTCTTCATATAAATCATCAAAATCTTCTAGATGCTTGCTAAAGAAGTCAACTGAAAGATTATGACAGATCTTTAACTTTTCAATTAGAATATAAAACTCTTCTTCTGTTAATTCCATTTCAAAATGCATTATTTTATTTCTATTTTGATTTAAGTATTCTAATGAACCTTTAAATTTTGCGGATATTTTCACATCACATAATAGTTCCAGTCTTTTAATCGCTTCAGAAAAGTTTACTGTTTTAAGTTTTGGATTGATATCAAAGACGTTATCTTTTTTTTGTTGAATCATTGCAGCCTTTGCTTTCATATACAAAGAAATATCTTCAAACATTAAATAATCTTTATTGTTCTTTAACAACAGTTTAAATAAAATCTCATTAGCATGATTTAATAACATTATTGCATCTTTTGTATGATGTTCAGTTCCTACTACTAGATTATTTATCTTTCCAAGAGATTGATAACTACCTCTAAGAGAATCAATACCATTTGTTAACAAATTAAATTTCATTTGATTACTCCCTTCCACCTAATTATCAGAGAAAGAAAATAAATGGACAAATACTATCGTTCAACAAATTACGACAAAATAAAGGATATTTGTTTCCTTTAAAGAATTATGTTGTAGGAGGTGATAATATGGAAAGAAGACCGAGTCAAAGCCCACAACGTCCATCCAGCGCTCCAAAACCAGGACGGCAACAAAATTCAGCCGATAAACCATCATTGACAATTAGACCAGCATCTACTGGTCCAACACCTAAGAAATAGAACCGTCAATAACTCTTTGGTTGTATAAATCTTGTGCTTGAATAGCTTCGTTGCGATCATATATCTTAATTATTGTTCCAGAAGTGGTATCAATAAAGACGTTTTCTATACGTACATTATAATATTCTATAACCTTAGCCCAATGATCAGTTGCCTCGAGTACAATGTCTTTTGATGGTTCATTAGCTCGAGGCACCTTAAGTAAACTTCCGACTAAAAACTTATCTTGACTATCAATTTTACTTACCTCTACAATTTGTCCAACATTCCCCAAAAACATTTCATTCCAAACAGTTGTCTGTTCAGATAGTGGAGCAATTCCATTTTCTTTTCGAACTTTATTTATTTTCTCTAAAAGAAGTTTATAACCTTTCCCTGTTATAAATTTTGATAAATAAAAACTAATAATAAGACTTGAAGCTACATAGTACAGTATGAACCAATTACTCTTTGATAGCTTGGTTAAATCATTTATCTCATTACTAATTAAAAACCAGTTCTTCTTTACCATCGGAATATCTATCGGTGGATGAAAAACACTTATATGGCTAGAAAAGGCAAGTAACTGATATATAACTAAAACAGCTAATACAATTGGAATCCACAATAGAGCACTTATAGCGACTACCTCAGAGCCTTCTCTCTTACTTGTTGGCGTTAAACCAAACAACTGAATCCAAAAGTAAGCTAATAAACCAGGAATAGTGAATATTATTAAAGTAATAAATGAGTTCATGTATTATCCTCCTTACAAATTTCTATTTCGACATAAGAATTCAATTCCCTTTTTATTTTATCCTATAGCACCACCACGACCAGACCATATCTATCCCTTTCCATGCCCATGATTTCAATCCAGTTTACCTTTTCTTCCTTAGGCTTTTCTTTTTATTTATCCATCTTCCCAAACTGCTTTACCTGTTCTGTCGTAAGATGATCTTTGAGTTTCATATCACCACCTTCTTATTAGACTGTCAGAGTGCCAGAATTGGCGTATTTCACGTTTTATTTATCAACCCAATTAAATAGTCATGAACATAGAAAAAGCGCCCTAATGACTTAGGAACGCTTCTCTTTGAATATTTTCTTGATAATATAAATATAACATGGGTAAAACCTAATACCACGACTTCTTTTCGAGGTTTTTTAGGAAAGATTCCGAAATTATTTCGTACAAATTTCCCCGTTTATAATTTAATCACTTCATCTGGTCTTGCAGTTAGTGTATAAGGCAATTCACCTGTTTCTGATAATCCGAAATACCCTAATCGAGATACCACAACAACAGTATAATCCTTTCCCTCATACGAGACCTTTTCACCTTTCAGTATTCCGTTATAACCGACTGTTCTCCCTAAATTCAATTGCTTATCGATTTGAGTCATGCCGATTGTTTCGACACCATCTTTATTTTCACTTGCTTCAAACCATTGTACATTATCCAATTCTTATTCCTCCTCACTACTAAGCACTGCAATATTCAAATTCAAAGCTAACTTATAGAATGCTTTCCAACGAATCTTTGCGTATGTCTTTTCACTAATAGGTGGCTGGAATTTATGGCTATATACATTGTAGTCTGTTAAGTATTCGGACTCACTGGACAAATACCTTTCTTGGATGAGGAACTTTTCCATTTTAGGCAACCTATCCACAGCCTTTTCAGTACGGAAGATTAAGTTCTCTCTATATTTCTGTTGATCTACATTATATATGGCAATATTTGAAGTTTGATCACT